GACGAACTTATAAGTTCATATCGCGCACAGCGGGATGCCTTCATAAGCGAGATTACAAGCGCCTTGAATATATCAGCTACTGTTGTGGATATGGAATGACCATACTCACCGACTACACGTGGACGGGCAAGTTCAAACCATTTGCCCACCAGAAGGAAACGTCTGACTTCTTGTCCCGCCGCCGCAAGGCGTTCTGCTTCAACGAGCAGGGTACGGGTAAGACTGCGTCTGTCATATGGGCTGCGGACTACCTGATGAAAACCAATCAGGTGAAGAGGGTTCTGGTTATATGCCCCCTGTCCATCATGAAGGCCGCGTGGCAGCAGGACATGTTTAAGTTCGCCATGCACCGCAGTTGTTCGGTGGCCCACGGGGATGCCAAGCAGCGCAAGAAGATACTCGCTGCTGGTTCTGAATTTGTGGTAATAAATTTCGACGGCGTCGGCGTGGTGAAGGATGAGATACTTGCTGGGGGGTTCGACCTCATAGTCGTGGATGAGTGCAACGCCTACAAGACGGCGTCCACTACCCGCTGGAAGATACTAAAAGAAATAGTACTAAAAACTAATCCCCGCCTGTGGATGATGACAGGCACCCCTGCCGCACAGTCACCCACCGATGCCTACGGCCTAGCCAGACTGGTCAACCCGGCAAACACGCCGCGTAGCTTTAGTCAGTTCCGGGACCGCGTCATGTACAAGGTCACCCAGTTCAAGTGGAACCCAAAGCCAGACGCCCAAGACGTAGTACATAGTATGTTGCAGCCAGCCATCCGGTTCGAACGTGACCAGTGCCTAGACCTGCCGGATGTTACCTACGTGGACCGCGATGCCCCCATGTCGGCGCAGCAGACGAAGTACTACAATCTCTTACGAAGCCAGCTTCTTATAGAAGCCGGTGGCGAGGACGTGTCTGCTGTTAACGCTGCCGCCAAGCTTAACAAGCTCCTACAAATCTCTGGTGGGGCTGTGTACACAGACACCGGGGAGGTTCTGGAGTTCGACGTAGGCAACAGGCTGAGTATCGTTCTGGAAGTCATCGAAGAAGCCCCGCACAAGAGCTTAGTGTTTGTGCCGTTCACGCACACCATCGACCTTATGGAGGAGTATCTCACTAAGAACGGAGTGTCGTGTTCTATTATCGACGGTAGAGTTCCAGTAAATAAAAGAAGCGATATAGTCACCGCGTTCCAAACCAAGACCGACCCACAGGTTCTTATTCTCCAGCCGCAAGCTGCTTCCCACGGACTTACCCTGACAGCAGCCGACAACATTATCTGGTACGCTCCAGTAACCAGCGTTGAGACCTACCTACAGGCGAACGCTCGTATCAACCGGCCCGGCCAGCACCACCCGATGCTGGTTACCCATATATGTGGTAGCCCGGTTGAGACTAGGCTCTACAGGATGCTTCAGGGAAATATAGACAACCACCAGAAAGTAATTGATCTTTATCGCCAAGAACTGGCTTCTACCACTTGACTCTGTCTAAGCCAGTATTTATCTGTAGGCGGTGTGGCCAATTGTGGAAACTGCTTCATATCCACTGGTGCCCTTACGACGGCGTAGTCCTAAAGATACAGTGCAAGGAATATAAACGATGAGCCAACTAGACCTGTTCCCTACCGAGGTAAGACCAGACCTCACCAAGGTTACCAAGGACTACATCCGCCTCCGCAACTTGATTGCCGAGAAGGAAGAGCAGCACAAGCAGGATATGGCTCCTTTAGAGGAGGAGTTTGAAGGCGTGAGTAACGTCCTTCTGGGTGTCTGCAACGAACAGAACGCCGACAGCATCAAGACTTCCGAGGGCACAGTCTCTCGCCGCGTACAGTCGCGGTACTGGGCTAGTGACTGGGAGCATATGCACAAGTTCATCGTGGACAACGCAGCCCCCTACCTCTTAGAGCAGCGCGTGCATAACGGGAACATGAAGCAGTTTCTGGAAGAGCATCCCGACAAGATGCCGATTGGCTTGCAGTCCACTAGCAAGTACGTAATCCAAGTCCGTAAACCAACAGCAAAGTGAGGAAACAACATGTCTGACGTAACCATTTTTAAGAACGGCTCTGCTGTATCTACTGCGGGCAACCGCGCCCCCAGCGCCTTGGCAAAGTCTCTGTCTTCCGGCGTCACCTACCGCCGCATCCAGACCAACACCAACGGCACCTTCAAACGCATCATCAACGGCGAGCAGATGGGTAACGCCGTGCGCGGGGAGATCAACGTCATCATCGTTGATGCCCTGTCCAAGGTGTCCCGCGTCTTCTACAAGGCTGCGTATGACGTCAACGCCGAGGCTACCCGCCCCGACTGCTGGTCCAATCTGGGTGACACGCCCGAGGCCGCTGCTGGTAACAAGCAGCATAGCAACTGCGCTGACTGCCCGAAGAACGTCAAGGGTTCCGGGACTAACGGCAGCAAGGCTTGCCGCTACCAGCGCCGTGTCGCCGTCATGTTGGAAGGAGACGAGAAGGGTGAAGTGTACCAGTTCAACATCCCGGCCAAGTCCCTGTTCGGCAAGGGTACTGGCAACGTCCACCCCTTCGAGTCATATGTTAAGTTTCTGCTGTCCAACGGCAAGTCGCCGGATGGCGTGGTGACCAACATCAGCTACGACCTCAACGCCGACAGCATGGAGCTTCTGTTTACCCCGCTGCGCGAGATCGACGACGATGAGTATGAACTGGTGGTGTCGGCACAGGGCAAGCCGGAAACCAAGATGTACACGGCTATCACCGTGTCTCAGGCGTCCCGGGCTGATGCCCCTGCCCCTGCCGAGAAGAAGGTTGAGGCTAAGGTGGTGCGTAGCGACGAGCCAGACGAAGAGGTTAAGGAGCCGATCAAGCGCGGCCCTAAGAAAGCTACGGCGGAAGCGAAGAAGTCTACCCTTGCCGATGCTGTTGATGCTTGGGGTGAAGACTAATGGGTAGGGCTTACAGCTACAGCACCCACATTGTAGCCCTCAATAAGAAGGCGGACGGACGACTGCTGGGCGTGAGGCTGGGTAGGGTTTGCATCAAGAACCAGATACCAGTAGCCGAAGTAATGCGGTCCTTGGAAGTTAGTAAGCAGACTGTCTACAACTGGTTCTGTGGGGCTACGTCTCCGCAAAACTTGCTTACCACCAAGGTCGAACGCATTATAAATACCCACAGCTAACCACCCCTACAAACCCCTTAGTGGCCGGTACTCGTCTGTACCGAATGATAACCCATGTCTGAATTCGACCTTCTCGACACAGTGCAGCCGCCCGGTGGGTGGTTCGCTGTCGTTGGGATAAAGGACGGCGGCAGGGTCAAGCAGGACTTCGTACAGACCCGGGAAGAGGTGGACGACCTAGTAGACAATCTGGTTAAGGGTGGCTGGAACGCTTTCTTCGGGGTGGCCAAATACAAGACCAAGGGTAAGCGGACCAAGGATAACGTATTGGGTCTAAAGGCTTTTTGGCTGGACATAGACTGCGGGGAGAGCAAGGCAGCCCCCAACCCTAAGACCGGACTGCCGGGGGGATACATAGACCAGAGCGCTGGGATTGCAGCCCTTAAGATTTTTTGCAGGGAAGTCGGCCTCCCTAAGCCTGTCATGGTGAATTCTGGGCGGGGCATACACGCCTACTGGCCGCTAGAGGAGGAGATCACCCGTGAGCAGTGGGAGCCCGTTGCTGACCGCCTGCGGACCTCCTGCGTGGAACATGGGCTGCACGTGGACCCTGCCGTCTTCGAGGTGGCTAGGGTGCTGCGGGTACCCGGGACATATAATTTCAAAGACGATCCCGCCACCCTCGTAGAAGTACTTAGCTCCGGAAAACCCACCCCTTTTCCGGAATTCTGCAAGTTTCTGGGTCTTGCCACGGCACCTGTGGTCGAGGTCAGCCCGCCCAAGCGCCCCCTATCTGCACTGGCGCTGTCCCTACGGGGCAATGAAATCTCCCTTTTCAACAAGATCATGCAGCGCAAGCCGGGGTGCGCCCAGCTTAAGGACTGCTACCGTAGCCGTGCCACCCTGTCTGAGCCGCGCTGGTTCAACGCCCTGTCTGTGGCCAAGTTCTGCGATGACCGAGACACCGCCATACACCTGATGTCCGAGGGCCACCCGGACTATAACCCTGCTTCGGTGCAGCGTAAGATCGCCCATATCCTGTACTCCGCCAACTGCACAACATTCGAACGTATCAACCCGGGCGGCTGCGACGGGTGCCCCCACAGGGGGAACATAAAAAACCCCATCCAGCTTGGCAAGGATATCGCAATTACGCCTGACGGGGATGCCGTCGTACAAGACGAGACCGACCCTAGCAAAACACACGTAATACCGAAGTACCCCTACCCATACGCGCGGGGGGAGACGGGCGGCATCTACAAGAAGGTAGAAGATAAGCAGACGAAGAAGGGTGAGGTCATCCCGGGTGGGACAGAGCTAGTCTACGAGCAGGACGTGTACGCAGTTAAGCGCATGTACGACCCCGCGCTTGGGGACGTAGTGGTAATGAAATACCACGCACCCAGCGACGGCATTAAGCAGTTCACCATACCTAACAAGTGCGTAGCCGATAAGAACGAGCTGCGCTTAGAACTAGCGAAATATGGCGTGCTTTGCACGGGCAGCCGGTACGAAGACTTATTCCAGTGCATTATCCTATCCATAAAAAACCTTCAGGTATTTAGAAAGGCAGAAAACATGAGACTACAATTCGGCTGGGCTGATAACTTCAGCAAGTTCATTATCGGTGACCGGGAGATTTCTAAGGACGGTATCTTCCACAGCCCACCGTCCAACACCACTAAGGAGAAAGCGGCCCTTTTGGTACCCAAGGGTTCACTGGAGAAGTGGAAGGAAGTGTTCAACCTGTACGGGCGCAAAGGGCTTGAGCCCCATGCGTTTGCGGCGTTAACCGCGTTTGGGTCGCCACTGTTTGGGTTCCTTGGGCAGAGCGGAGCGCTAATCAACTTGATTAACCCCGGGTCTGGACAGGGTAAGAGTACCGTCCTGCATATGTGCAACAGCGTCTATGGGCACCCTAAGGACCTCTGCTTCAAGCAGGACGATACCCTCAACGGTAAGATACAGAAGCTGGGTATCTTCAATAACCTGCCAGCCACGTTTGACGAGATGACCAGCACACGCCCGGCTGACCTGTCCACGCTTATGTACAGCATATCTACCGGTGTAGGTAAGGACCGCATGAAGCAGTCGTCCAACGAACTACGCGAGAACAACACACGCTGGAACCTGTTGGCCCTGTGCAGTTCTAATGCTTCCTTCTACGACAAGCTGACCACGCTAAAGGATAGCCCGGACGGCGAAATGATGCGGGCCATCGAGTATCAGATCGACACCTCTACTGCCATCGACGCGGCGTACGGTAAGCAAATGTTTGACCACCAGTTGTTTGAAAACTACGGGCTGGCCGGGGATATCTACGCGCAGTGGTTGGTTAACAATCTTGAAGAAGCGAAGAGTATTTGTATAGACGTACAGGCCAAGGTAGACCTGAAGCTTAACTTGACGCAGCGCGAGCGTTTCTGGTCGGCCATAGTCGCGGCTAACTTTGCTGGTGCTCTTATAGCAAAGCGGCTGGGGTTGTTCGACTGGGACCTAGCCCCGGTTTATAACTGGGCCTGCAACATGGTGCTAGAACTACGCAAGGAAGTAATCCCGCCGACCCTGA